ATTACAATTGACGGAGTAGAACACAATTTCGAAGATTTAAACCAGGAGCAGCAAACCATAATAAATCATATTGCTGACCTAGAGAGAAAAATTAACGGATCTCAATTTAACTTACAACAACTAGAATTTGGAAAAGCTGCCTTTATAAAAGCATTAAAAGAAAGTATGGAAAATGAAGCTGGCGAAGTTGATGGCGTTGCTGAAGAGATCAAATCATAAATAATAAAATAACTATATTTGTATAAAATTTATAACTAATGGCGACTACAGGAGTATTCAACGGAACTAACCTAATATTGAAGATTGAGGACACAGCACTAGGACACACAACTAGCTGCTCATTATCCCTAAGTAATGACTTACCAGAGGCGACTACTAAAGACAGTAGCGGATTCCAGGAGGTTATTGCTGGAGTAATGTCTGGAGAACTTTCATTTGACGGATTAGTGGCTTATGATGACACTGCCAATGGTATAGAATTAGCTGACTACTTACTAGGTAGGACTCAACTTACTTGCGTTTTTGGAACAGAGGTAACTGGCGACGCTGTTTACACCGCTGAGGGATTCCTTAGCTCTGTAGAAATGAGCGCTGAAATGGAGTCACCAGTAAGCTACAGCGGATCTATCACATTGACAGGAGCGATCACTAAGTCTATCAACGCTTAATATAAAGCAACTACATTATGGCAAACAAAAGGAGAGGGTATTATACCACTAAACTGGGTGGGCGTCAACGAACGCTTCACTTTAGTATGAATTTCTGGGCTAACTTCACAGATATTATGGATGTGCCACTGGATAAAATAGGAGAGCTATTTTCTGGTGGCGTTTCTATTTCAGCTATTCGAGCTTTGGTTTACAGTGCTATTTTAGCATTTGACCAGGAGGAGGGTAATGAGATAGACTATAATGAATTTAAAGTAGGTTCCTGGCTTGAGGATATAAACCAGGAAGGGCTGGAAAAAATGATAGGCGCAATGATGGAATCACGTATTTTAGGGAATGACCTTAATATGGGAATTGATCGCCAGGCTAAAACTGTTTCCAATACTAAGGGAAAGCAGTAGCCGACTCCCTGACCTGGGATGACTTAGAGGATTATTATATTGGGCAAGTCGGCATAGATCCAGATAAGTTCTGGATTTACACCTGGAGAGAAAATCAACTACTAGGCGAATCCTATATGATAAAACAGAATCTGGAATGGGAGCGGATTAGATATTTGGCGACTATGTTACACAATGTAAATTGTCAAAAGCGCCAACATATGATTAAACCAGAGAAATTATTTCCATTGCCCCAGGATAAATTTAACAAGATTCAAAAACCTAAAGGCACAAAACAGGATTATGAGTCATTTAAAGAGAAAGCTATAGCAGCTGGCGTTAAATTCTAACGCCTTTTTTTTTAGTATTTTTGTACTATGCAAGATCAAAAATTAAGATTTCAAATTACAGGGGATGCAACAAAGCTGACTAAGGCGCTTAACACTGCATCTGGCAAACTACAATCATTCGGATCTAAGGTTTCCGCACTAGGCAGAAATTTATCAACTAAATTGACTTTGCCTCTAGCATTAGCTGGAGGAGCTGCAATTAAAATGGGACTTGACTTTGATAAGTCAATGACTAAGATTAAAACTTTAGTTGGTATCGCCTCGGATGAGGTTGATCAAATGGGAAAAGTAGCCATTGAGATGGCAAAAAATACTGGAGTAAGCGCCAAGGATGCGGCTGATGCCTTGTTTTTTATTACTTCAGCTGGTTTGCGTGGGGCTGATGCAATGGCTGTATTAGAACAGTCTCTAAAGGCTTCTGCAATAGGCTTAGGGGATACTAAAACAGTTGCTGATTTAGCGACCTCCGCTCTTAATGCCTATGGAGTAGAAAATCTTTCAGCTTCACAAGCTACCGATGTTTTAACCGCTGCAATTAGAGAGGGTAAATTAGAAGCAGACTCATTATCACAATCAATGGGCACTGTTTTACCAGTTGCCTCACAATTAGGAGTTAAATTTAGCGAGGTCGGTGCTACATTTGCAGCAATGTCCAGAACAGGGACAGACGCCTCAATGGCAGCAACTCAAATAAGAGGGGTGCTTTTTGCATTATTAAAACCAACAAAACAAGCAAAAGACACTTTAAAGCAGTTTAATTTATCGGCTGAAGGATTAAGAGATCAATTAGGCAAAGAAGGTTTATTATCTACTTTAAAAACTTTAACTAATGCCTTTGGTGATAATGAAGAAGCCCAGGGGAAAGTATTTGCAAACACCAGGGCACTTTCTGGGGTTTTAGATTTAATGGGAAAAAACCTTGGATCTACTGAAGAGATTTTTGACAGAATGAATACTACTGCTGGAATTACAGCGGAGGCATTTGCTGAACTTGAAAAATCAGCATCTTTTAAATTAGAAAAATCTTTAAATGATCTTAGAGTTGCATTCACTGAAATTGGTTCTGTTTTATTAGAAACATTTACGCCAGTTATCCAGGAAATTTCTAGTGTACTGGTTAGTCTAAGCCAAAAGTTTCAATCATTAGATCCTGGAGTTAAAAAAGCTATTGTAATTTTTACCGCTTTAGTTGCTGCGCTAGGACCATTTTTAATGATTTTAGGAGCGATGTCATCTGGAATTGGTGTTTTGGTTGGTGCATTTGGATCGTTGACGTTGGCTTCTGCACCATTTTTAATAGCTATTGCAGCTGTAGTTGCTGCTTTGGGAGTAACTGTTGCCTATCAATCTCTAAAAAATTCTATTGAAAGCCTTAATGAAGAAATTCCAAAATTAAAAGACAATTTACTCAAAGCTGAAGAAGCATTTGATGGATCAACTACAGCAAGTCTAAAACTTTATGATGCTAAAAGAAAACTTTTAAAATCTGAATTAGATCTTTTAAAATTACAACAAGACAAAGAACAGGGTGCAATAGCAAAAATGCTGGGTATCGAGTCCGATGAGTATATTCGTTTGGGCAAAGAAATTGAAAGTACTGAGCAAAAAATAAAAAATTACGACTTAGCGATAAATGGTTTAGAAAATCAAGTTACATCAACAACTGAGGAGACAAAAGATTTAGGGAAATCATTAAAAGATCTCAAGGCTATAGGGTTAACTAATTTGCAATTAAAATGGGATTTAGAGAATGAGGCTAAACAATTTGCCCAGGATTTTGATGAGGCTATAGGTAACGAATTATCTGCAATGGATATGACTTTTGGCGATGTCTTTAATGAAAAAGTTTCAGAGGCATTTGATCCAGATTCAGTTCCAGTAATGGATGAGTTTGATACAGCTGAGATGGATTTGGAAAATATTTTAAATTCAGATGAGCATAAGGCTTTTTTAGATAAGATGAAAAATATGTCTGAAATTTCTCAAGCTGTAGGTGGTGAAGTTGCAAACGCTTTTAATCAAATGGGAATGTCTTTAGTTAATTCATTAGGATTAGCGGATGATGGTTTTCAGGGTTTTGTAAAGGGATTAATAGGTACAATTACTCAACTTATTGCTATGATGTTATCATCAGCTATAGCACAGTCTATTGCTGGTGCTACAGCCTCTGGAACTGCAACTGGTCCAGCTGCGGTAGTTACAACTCCAGCATTTATAGCGACAGCTATAGGAGGAGTACTGGGAGCGTTTGCGGCTATTCCAAAATTCGCCAATGGAGGTATCGTATCTGGTCCAACTATGGGACTTATGGGAGAATATCCAGGAGCTAAATCAAATCCAGAAGTAATCGCTCCACTAGATAAACTACAGGGAATGATGGGAGGCAAAAGTCAAAACGTAAACGTAGGCGGACAGTTCAAAATTAATGGACAGGATTTAGTTGTTGCACTGCAAAGAGCAGACAGAAATCGAAGCAGAATAAAATAAATAAATGGCATACGGAGCAAAATTCAGATTAGTATTTTCCGATGTAAAAGGGAATCTAAGGAGGGTCGAAATATTACAAAAAGATTACCAGGGTGATGTTTTTCCTTTAGTTGGGCAAGGCAATCCAGTGGTGATAAAATGGGATGGCGATGATGACTTTTATTCACCCATAATAGGCTCAAGCTGTGAGTTAAATTTATTTGAAACTGAGACAACTCAATACGATCAATTTTTTTTATCTGGAGAGCGTGAGTATAAAGTACGTGTTTCAACTGGATCAAATGAGGATAAAATATGGAATACAGAATCTGACCAGTGGGAGCAAGCTAATTATGAATGGGATGAGGAAAAAAGTTTTGAGATTTATTGGGAGGGCTGGCTTCAGGTTGATCAATATCAAGAAAGTTTGCAGCCATATCCAGTGCCAATAAAATTGGTTGCCTATGATGGCTTAGGGACTTTAGACGCTTTTGATGCGCCTTATTCTAATGCTCCAGATGGCGGATATGATGGGAATACTGATTCGATGTTTTTTTATCTGTATTATATTTTAAATAATTTACAGCTGGATTTTGATATTTATGTTTCAAATGCTATAAGAGAAAGTAACGGCAACGCTAATGAAACGCTTTATCACGACATTATTTTAAATGAATATGGCGTATTTGATGACTTAGATTTTAGAAATGCCAAAGATGTTTTAGAGTCTTTTTTAAGAGCTACAAATTCCAGGGTTTTCCAATCTCAGGGGCGCTGGTATATTATATCAAATAGTAATTTAATAGATGTAAATATTAATCAGCTTTTTAATTATGACATAGGGTTTTCTATTGAGGATCAACTAGCCACAACTGGAGAGGAGATAATCGAATACAAAGCTTTTGACCGCTTAGGGAATTATTTATTTACTACTACAGAAAACATACTGTTAAAAGCGCCAACCGATTTGAAGCCAGTCGGTGCTGATTTTTATAGAGAATATTTGCGCCCTTATCATAAAGTAAAATATGATGTCAAGCTGACAAATGACAAGATAATTAATCTAAATCCTCAGCTCCTATACGATGATCACGATTATACACTAGGACCAAACACCTCTATAAGTATTGATGAAAATTATGCGCTAGTAGGTAGTAAGTCAATAAAAACTACTATACACGCCAGGGAAAATATTGATTTTGATGAGACTTATGAAGTCATTTTAAATACAGTGACTACAGATGACAGTAAAAAATTAAAAGTTGGGTTTTCGTTTTTAGTTGAACCATATTATAATTTGATTAATTTTTCTGATGTTTTTGAATATGAGATAGCTGTTATTGTGTACGCTTACGATGCAAATAATGATTTGATTTATTACAACTGGAAAACAGATGAGTGGCAAACAGGAACTGGAGTTGGCGCTATTAATGAAAAAAACAGAACTAAACTGCCACAATTTAAAAAGGTAGGGACCTGGCAAAATGTAGAGCTGGAGTTAAA